GCCGTGCTTCTTTTCAAAGGCTCTTTTTCAGCTTTGAAGTTTTTGGGCACGGTTATTTCAAAACATCCGATAATTTTTGCAATTACAGCAATAGCTGTCGGGGCTTTACTTATTATTAAATATTGGGAACCGATTAAGGCATTTTTTGTAAATCTCTGGGAAGGAATTTCTGCTGGAGCGCAGAAAGTCTGGGAAAAAATCAAAAAAGTTACCGAGCCGATTGCCAAATTGAAACAGGCAGTCGGAAGCGTATGGAACAAGCTGTTTGGCAGTGATGATGACAAAAAGGCTGTCCCTGCGACAGCACGCCAGCCTGAAGTCGGTCAGGCCGTTGTTGCGGATGTCGGAAAAAATATCGATCCGCTCAACAGCAAGGTTAAGACGGCAATTGCCAACGACAATTCTGCCCGGATGACGGTTCATAACAATATCACAGTCAACGCGGCCAAAGGCATGGACGAAGCGACGCTGGCCAGAGAAGTCGGCCGCGTGATGGATGAGCGAGAACGCCAAATGGCAAGCAGAAAAAGGGCATTAAACTATGGTTAATGTAGATTTAAGCGTCGTCGGGGCAATTCTGAATGAAACCGGACGTCTGAAAACATCAATACCGATTGACAATATGATGCTGCTCGGAGCTTACCGGTTTTGCCTTAAAAATGCTTCGTATCAGACTTTGAAACGGCAAAATGAGTACAAATGGGCGGAATTGGAGCGTATTAACACCAATCCGTCTCTGCAGTTTACCGGGTTCGGCAGTGAGACAATCAGCTTGGATGGGATCATTTATCCGCAGCTTTTCGGCGGGCTCCGGCAGCTCAATCTGATGCGGACATCTGCAATGCAGGGGAAACCGCTGATGCTGATTTCCGGCTATGGCTTTGCATTTGGGCAATGGTGTATCACCTCCGTGCAGGAGAATCAGACGATTTTCTTTAAAGACGGCACGCCGCGGCGGATTGACTTCACCATAAATCTGAAGAAATACGGCGATGACAAGAAGCGCGGCATTATGGGAATTGTGCAAAAAGTTGGGAAATACTTATGATTATTTACAATACCAAAGACGGCGATGTTTTGGATGACATCTGCTACCGCTTTTATGGACATCTAGACGGCACAGTCGAAAAAGTGCTGGAAGCCAACGATTTTCTAGGTTTTCAGCCGCCTGTGCTGCCGGCCGGACTGAAAATCCAGCTGCCGGAAATTAACGACAAAAAATCAACCCAAACTGTCAGGTTATGGTAATGCAGCCGGTTTTTAAAATTCTTGCTAATAATGATAATGTCACTGAACTGATTAAAGAACGGTTAATCCGGCTTTCAATCACGGATGAAATCGGCTTTGTCTCTGACGTGGCGACAATTGTCATAGACAATCATGACGA